GTTCACGAGGTGGTTGTTGTTTGCTCACGGAGCACTTACGATTCCTAGGCGGAGCAGGGTTAGGAACTCCCTGATTCATCTGAAGCCTTACTCATATAACTCGCGGCCCCGCCCTCCCAAGCGGGTGCGTTAGACCCGACCGACGGTTACCGCCCGTCGGCGCTGCTTGTTTAGGAAAGCGGGAAATTTACATATGCACAAAGATTTCGGCTGTACGGGATATCATTGACAGACTGCCGCATGCCGGGTGTAAATCGAGGACAAAATCAAAACAGATATATACGCTGTGAAAGCTCAGATCGGTATAAGCCGGCCTCCACGAAGCGGGCAACTCTGTGGACGTTCATTGTCCACTCTCCCGGCTTGAGTTTTCCACCAAACAGGCCCTTGCAGACTGAGACAGCTACTTGTGTTATCAGTCCTGCCAGCATCGAGTGTATGCGCCGTAACGTCCCTGACGGCGTGGTGCCGAACGTGTAGTCGACCGCCTCGGTGCGCGACAGCCCCATCGCCTCCAACCGTCTCACCTCGAAGTACCACTCCGGCGCACGCCGCCGCATCTCGTCCATGGGCCGCATTTTTTTCACTCGGGCCACCATCTGGAGTCGACGCCACAGCTCGACGTCACGCTTGAACTTTCCCCAGCGACCGGCTGGATATGCGGCATCGACGGCGTCCCACGATGAGCCATCAGCTGTTAGCCTAGCACAGAACGACGACGCACCCAGCGCGTTCTCATACAAGTTGGGGTTCGTGTAAAAATCACGTCTGAAGCCGGCTTCCGGTATCTTCACCGATTCTCGCAACGCCGCGCTCACGCCAGGCACATCATCCGCAGTCATCTTTGACACAGCTATCCTCGTGGTGAGTTCTATCGCCTCATCATGATTCAATGTGGTTATGTCGCGAAATTCAGCGGCGACGCGTCGCACCTTGTCCGGCATCAAGTTCAAAATACGGGGTTCAAACTTCGCTCCCTTGTAGCGCTCAACTGGCAGTGTCTCACCGTCCCACGGCTCACACCCGAACCCACCCAAGGCAACGGGTACTTGCAACCAATCTGTCGAGCGGTGATTGACCTGCGACCATACGCGTTTGACGGCCCCCCACCACACTGCCAACTTCCGCGGTGACGCCCCCCGACGTTCAAGCGTCCGCACGGCGTCGTAGATGTGCACCATGCTCGCCTCCGGCGTCCAGGGGTCAGCGTTCCAGGGCTTGCGCTGTGTCAACCCCACCAGCCCTCTCGCGGTGTAGCCGTGGCAGCCATCTGCGTCATAGCGTGTGCGCAAGAACTCACTCTCGCCGAAGAGGATCCCGTACTTGCCAGTCACACTCTCGGCTCCCACCGCCTGGTAGCACAGACGGAACAACAAGCACTGCTCATACGTGGAGAGAGAAATTGCGCTGTCGTCGCCTCGAATCCACCGGCGAATAGCCTCCATCGGCACTCCAATGAACTCGAGCAGCCTGATGACCCAAAGAGTCATTATTGAATTCCACGCATTGCTCAGCAAAGACGTGAACCGCCAACCAGACATTACGCCCCCGAGCACCAGAATGAAAAAATCGACCAGCGCTTGGTCGGTCTCGAGTAGCGTATCCCCGTCCAGGACTGGTGTTGTCTTCTCCCCTGCCTGCGCGGCTGTGGTCGCCTTGACTATGAGGTACGCTTTGTCAAACGAGGCGATGACTATGTCACACGAACGATCGTATTCCGCCCGATGCTGGTCGTCCACCATCATCCTACTAAACTTAAAAATCTCGGCCATTATGATCACGATCTCGTCAGTGTTCGCCTGGTGATCGAATTCCTTGTAGTCGAACGGCAAGTTGAAGTGGGTTATGATGGTGTCGAGCATCTCCCTCATCCGGTTTGTCTGCTCGCGGGGAGTTTCATCCACCGTCGAGCCCGCCCAGTCCTTGTACGCGTGTCTCAGAGGCAACAGAACATAGTCCATCCTCCAGTATGTCTTGATATCGGTGGCTACAGCGAGTCTCAGCTTGCCCGGCTCACTCTTGATGATCGTATAATTGTCCTGTCTCACGTCGCCCGTCGCCACTGTCAGCATGTCAGACTCAGACACGACCTCAGCAATTAGGTTCTTTCTCGCCTTGAACTTGCCTTTCACCACCTTGCCGCCCACCGTCGTGCTCCACTCGACTCTGCCGATACTTGCGCTGCCTGATGTCTCCCATCGCCCTCTGAGCACGTAGTCCTCGAAAGACACCCACGGCCAGGGTGCGACGGGTGACATCTTCAGCGCCTGCTCGGCCAAGGAAGAGAATATCATCAATCGGGCTGCGGGAACCAGGCCGTGTCGCCCCCCTCCGTGTGCCAGCCGCACAGCATCCTCGTAAATCTTAAATCCCGGGAAGGGTAGCTGCCTGTAACCCACCAGTGCCGCACACTCAATCAAGTCAAACAGTGGCAGCGTGCTCCGAGGATTGCTCTTCAGCTTGTCTGACACAAACTTGGTCACAACGATCCAGTGTGCGATCCCGCCGTCATACGCGCCGAGGCTGTCCCAGAAGCCGAACCAGTCGAAATCTCCAGACAGTAGGAACGCTGCATTCAGTAGGTTCGGCACGGCCACGATGTCGAAAGCCAGAATCCTTCGCATACGCGTGACAAAAACGTCCCTCTCTCCCGCAGCCGCGTACGCTGTGTAGGTGTCGCGGAGCCGCGTTCTCCGTATGCCGAGGTCGCTGTTCGACCTCACGTTTAAAAAAGTCTTTACAATCCGGTCCTTGAACACCGGTTTGGCACTAAGCCACAAATCGAACGACGCTTCCTGGTCGCGAGTGGCCATGACCTGCTCTTCGAGCTTCGGACGATGTTGCCGAAACCAGTCTGCAGTCAGGGGGGTTAGTCCCTGCGGTGGAAGCAGATCAGTCAGGCTTTCTAGTCGCTTTACAAAAGATTTGGTCATGGTGGTATTAAAACGCTGAGTTTGACATATATACAGAAGGTACAATAAATCAGATAATGTCCAACCTGGGAGGTGAGGTACAAAAAGGCCCAGAATGGTGCTTACCTGATCATCTACGTGGCTCCAGCCGCCTTGGCCTCTAGCGACGCCAGGTGTGTCGCTAGGGCCGGGTCTTTTTTTGACACCTTGTCGGGCGGCTCGACCTTCAGCCCTGCACTCGTAGAGTCCGCTGGAATTGCAGGGTCGTTCAAAATCATACTCACCCACTTGCTCCTCACACTATCGGTCAGACCCGCACTTCGCAGGCCGCTCATCGGTTTGAGACCAGCTAGCATCCACGTCTCGGCTGCCCCCTTGTTCTCGCCCGCCAACACCTTGGATATGGGATTGTATTGTGCCATTGCGACGGTAGGGAATATCATCCGGCCCACAGAGTCGACCCGAGCATGCCATGTTGTGCTGGATACAGCCAGTCCAACAGCCGGCGTTTCAATCGGCTGGCTCCGCACAACGTCGCTACTCTTCACAATAAAGCCTTCCGCTGGAGTCGCAAGCACCGCGTCCCCGGACAAGTATCGCCAAGCTGTCGACCCGACCACGCAGAAGACCCTCTCGGTGAAGATCTCTTCGTCGGTGTCGTCGCGAGTTTCATTCTCCGCTATCGCTGTTTGTGGCGTGTTTGGGCGGTAAAACGACGAGTAGAAGCCTCCCGCGAGAATAGCCACCTTCATGCCAGCCCCGAGCCCTGTCATTGAATCTGTCGACCCCTGCGGCGGGAAGGACGAGAACGCGCGCGGTATGTGTCGGACGGTCTGATGCAGCCATACATCCGTAACCAAGGCCATGGTGGTATTAGTCAGAGCGGCGGCATCGGCAAAATTGAAGATTGAGCACGTAGCCTCACGCGGCGGACAAATGTAGGCATAGACCGAGTTGCCATTGATGTCGGGACTCAACCTCGTGTCATGCAAACCACAGTGCAGGGCCTCTAGCTTGCGGGCCATAAATGCCGGGGTTGGTTTCAGTGCATTGTTTGCCCCGTTCGTGTAATGCGACAACACGACGTCGCGAACTGTGGCAAGATCACCAACTGCATAAACTGCATCCCACAGCGCCGTCGGCACGCCCAGCAGGCCGCGATGCACCGTTGTCGTGCATGCCATCGTGCGAGCCATTAACATACTCCAGTACAAGTCTCTCGTCGACACCAACTTAGGAAGCGGTCCTCCCGGTGCAGCGAGCTTCTTTTCTTCTATTACCGCTGTGTACAGCACAAGCTTGTTCCAGGCCAGCACATCTGATTCGGTCACCAACATGTCCGGCTTCGCGATGTGAAGTTGAGGCCAGTTCTCCGCCACTATGGGCACGCGCACCCCAAGCGGTGAGAACTGCGTCCACCCGGTCGCACTGTTGACTGGCCAAACCACCGCCGTGGCTGCCGCACTACTCACCAGCGGGCCGTACCGCACCGCGGCCGCGGCGACCACCTCATACGCATGCCGTAACTCAACATCTATGTTCATGATGTCGTTTAGCCGTTGCAAGAACACGGTGATGTGACCGACTGTGATCATGTTCTTGTGAGACAGCACCCACTCCGCGAGTGAAAACGGGTGATCAACATCACCAGGAGCATTGATCTCCAGCACCTGGTTAGCTGCCAGATTTTGGGTGGCGAAGTTCCCTGCCTGTGGTTGAAACAGAGTGTTTGCTGCAGCTTCGTCAGCATCCCCTGGATTCCGCGTTGCCGACCGCCGTGGAATCACGACGTTAATGTCCTGTATCCCGGCCAGGTACATCAGGCACGCGAAGGGCACACACCAGGTGTCATTGCCAACGCCCGCGCCCCCACCAGGCGCGTCCGTTAGAGGCATCCTTATCATCCACATCACCGCCGGCCAGTCAATAAACATCATGACGTAAAGTACCAGCATCACACGAGCATCAGCCCCCGACGTTATAAAAGAGGGAGGGATGAAGATCGTGTTTGACATCCCGGTCGCTGGTACTGACGCTAAGCATTGATGGAATCGGACCGTACCGTCATACCCCCCCCGCCACGGCAGGACGGCATTGATCCCTCCACACGATTCCCCAAACGGCTGGCCCGCTTCGTTTGCCCCCACCACTATCGCGCCACCCGCCCTGAACGTGGATCGTGGGTCCAGGTTCTCCACCGTATTTGCAAGGGGTAAGACGCCCGGATCCTGGGTCCAGGCGAAAACCTGGCGCAAGGCAACAGTCTTGATCAACATCGACTCCATTGATATACCAACGAACGTCTTGAGGCGCGCAACCAAGGACACATCGAATAAACTGAATCCCTGCACGGTCACCGAGTCCGCACGAGCTGCCACCGTAAGGTAGTTCACCATCTGCGCTGTCAGCTTCTCCATGAACGCGGTTGTGCCCAACATCCGCCCTTCGTGCGTCATCAGGCCAAAGATCAGCGACCGCAACCGGTTGGTGGAAGCCACCCAAGCCCCCACACCGTTGTTGACTGCGCGTGGTGCGAGGCATCCCTCCAACGGCCGATGGGCCTGGGCCAGCAACCTCACGTTGGCCCTCGTTATGACATCAGCTACCACCGGCTGCTGCGACGTGGTGTCGAGGTCTCTTGGATTTGCACTCGATGGAATTGACGCCACCTCCAATGCCAGGACCTCTGGGTCCGGAGCCTTAGTCGCGGTCGACTTATAGAACGTGTCGGAAGCGGCGTTTTCCTTCACGTCCTTCATGTCTCCTGAAAACTGTATATTCCCGTGCTCAGAGTGTACCTTCCTGTGTGCAGCAGCCAATTCGGCTGCGAAAACCTTATCCATCTGCGCCCATGGCTGTGACAAAGCCGCGAACCAAGCCTCAAAACCAACCTTGCCCAAGAGCAGCCTGTTGTTGTTGTCCGCCAACAGGCTATACAACTGTACGTCTCGCGTTGCTCCTGTGACCTCGAACAACAGGAACCGAGTCGCCCACCCCGCGCAGATAAACTCTGGGCCAAAGCGGTCCTTCAAAACGTCATAAACAAAGTGAGCTGACCTCTTCTGGTCTTTCGGAGTCGCGAAGTACCAGTCGACGAGTTCCGCATCGCTACGACACTTAGCATTGATTCGCTTCACGGCAAGCGCCTGGCCGCGTTTCACCTCATCCACCGACTTTGGAGCGAGGTCGGCTACCATCAGCGACGTCAGGTCGCCAACTGCGCTGTCCATCCCTCGGGGCTTCTCCTTCTTCGGCATCTTGCCCTGCTCCCTACGCTCCTTCTTCTCATGCAGCTCGCTCATACGCTGCTGGCGAGCTGTTGTTGCAGGTGCGATGGTTGTACCTCCGTACTGGCCCTTCCGACTAAACTTTCGCGCTTCCGCTACCGCCGCCCCTACGTCATCTAGATGCGCGCTGGTGTCTGACATCAACTCCGCAGCTTTGTGTAGAATTCGATTGTCGTCCGTCTCAGGATATGAACTAGCGAGCAGATCGAAGCGATTAGAACACGGCCAGCTCCCTGCCGTCACCCATGAGAAGACAGCCTTGTACTGTTCCGGCTGGTTGCTTAGCAATGCTGATGCGATGTCCCCTTCCGCCTGAGCCCGACGGACGTTCCACTTTTGGACGTACTCCTCCATCGCATCACCCAAAGGTATCGCTTCGGCCAATCGCCTCATCATCTCCTCCTCCGTCTCTTCTGGCTTATCTGTCTTTTCATCGCCCGGATTTCCTCTTGCCGCGTGTGTTCGCTTATTATTCCCCGCCGCCCACGCCTCCTCAGCTCCTACGCTCACAATTGATGGCCCCTGCGGCTTGATCTGAGTCGTCCAGAACGGCCGAACCTGCTCATTGATCCCCGTCACTGTTACGTTTGTCGAGCCGGTTATGACCGTCGGTGGCGCTGTCACTACAGCCACAGCGTTAACTGCAGGCGCCGCTGTTGGTGTGCCCACCAGTGTCACCACATTGGTATTACCGGCTACGCTTGGCGCGCCACTAAGTCGCACATTGGCGGTATTGGTGACGGTCGTTTCTAGCGGAGTTCCCACGATAGCAGTTGTTCCCGTGCACGACATCGCACCGGTCAGCGGGAACAGCGGCGGGTTAGCCACATACAAAGGAGCCAACAGTGAGCTGTTCACCGTAGTACTTCCGGCCGTCGTTACCACACCAGCGATTGTGATAATGTCCAGCAGGTGGTTCGATATCCTCAGAGCATCGCCCGAGGTGCCGGCTGTCCCAACGATGGGGATTGGGTTCGAGCTCGAGTTGCTCACCGCGACGGTCGCGTCTGCACTGCTGGAGTAGAAAACGACGGTGCCTGCCAACGTTGAGGTACCTGCAGCGCTCGCGCACGCCGACAACACAATCGTGTCACCAGCGGCCATCGTAATCGGCGTGATGTGCACGTCGTCGTGGCCCTGCGCATACACAGGTGTTGCTCCAGCTACGAACGATCGGTTCCACAGTGCCGGGCTGGTGTCCGACAACACCGTGTTAACCGTCGGCAATGGTATCGCTCCCGGGCTGGCTGGGGTCGGGACGAACTGTATCTGAAAGTGAGCCGTATGGTTGGCGTTCGCCTCACACCAGTCGTTCACTATTCTACCGAACTTCTCGCCTCCCACAGCAGTGAACAGTGTCAAATTCACCTGCGTCGTCCCATTTGTGGCGATGTTGTAATCGCGGGGAACATCATTCACCGGCAGTCCCAACTTAAGCCCGTGTTGCCTTCCCTGCGCATTGAAGAACTCATGGATAAAGGTGTCCTCCGACACAGCCTTGTGATCCATCGACCCTCGCTGCATAAAGCCAGGTCTACCGGTTGTTGCGTCGGTGCGCACTTGCACCCCCTCGGGGTGTTTGTCGGCACATGAGCCTACCGACAACAAAGACTTGTCTGAATTAACGGTTTCAGATACGTACCGAGTTTTGTCTGCTTGTTCTGCAGGATCCACATTATCGAGAGCGTGTCTCTCCATGGCTGAGGCCTGGAAGTTCGTCCAGTAGCGGTCACCGTTGAAAGGGAATTTCTACCCTGACAGATTTGTTCACCGAGACTAGTCGGCTAAGACAGTGTTGCACTGACACATCACGTTTAAGATCACGTGCAACTCGCAGAGTTAGGTTTGTCGGGGACTCCCACCCCTCCACCTCAGAGGGCAACGGTGGCCGGCTGCTAACAATGCAGACGACCCTCTGAGGGAAAACAGCATCT